GTCTTTTAAGCCTCCGGTTAAATGTTTCATAAATCGGTTAATAACCAAACATTCTCTCAAATCGGTGAACTGGGTCTTCATAATGTTCCCATTTACCGTTTTTAATATCAAAAAATGTGGGGACGGGCTGGCCTTCCCAAACCAGCGCCGCCTCCGTTATCTCCTTCGTACGTGCCATGCCGTCCTTAGTCGCTGCAGTAAGCTTACGGGCAAAGTATGCCCTACGTCTTTCGTTCTGATGCTCTTTATACTCCAGTTTAGTCATAAATATACTACCTGGGAACCTAGTATCCATCGTGAAACTATAATTGTTACAGTCATAACAACTACAATACACGCCAGTTATTGTTTCTTCAATCCCTGTAATTGGATTGGTCCACGGTCCTTCGCCCACTACAGCCACATTTATTCGAGTATGTGTCTTCTACTTAAACTACGCTGACACCCTACAGATCCACACTTACGACTTGCATGTGAATGCGTCTTTGTAAAATGTGATACTGTTATATGTCCACAACGTGGACACTTGTACTTGACTCCTTTAGGATTGTTCATTTGATTAGTCGACACATCTTCCTACTAAAATCGTATCTATAACCTCTTCTGCATTTAGGTTTACCTTTAACCCAAAACGCACTAATGAATTCATTGGTGTCACCACGCGTCCTCGGTCCTTGCCCAGCCTTAATAGCTGACGTCGCATCCTGACGTGGTGACTCTTCAACATACATTCTTCTACGAATTGTTCCCGTATATCTTCTTATGCGGACCCTAGTAACAACAGGAGATCCGCTGGATTGTGGATCCACGGTTGGATTCCACTGAATCAAATCTACCGGATAACGATCTGCTTCAATACTAATAGTATCGCCATCATCATCGTTAGATGTTACTGTTACGTAAGGCACTCTAAACACCCATCATTAATAGGATAGAGTCACTGTGGATTCCGCCCACACAAGACGCCACCACAAGTAACAGTATTTTCCAGAAATGTTCTGGTAATTTTCCGTCTGCAGTTAAATTTACCTTCATAGTTATGCCATATCTTTACAAAGAACTGTGTCTATTACTTCAATAAGCAAACTAGCACCTGTATCAGCTGCTGTTGCATTAATTGCTAGTAATCCCGCTGGCACAAACATAGTTGATGTTCTTAATACCGGAACTGATCCAGCACCGTCATATCCAGGGTTAATCTGCATGAGATCAAACGCTGCATTAAATGTAGAAAATCCACCGTCAGTGATATCATATGGAGGCGCTTCAAGTTCTTGATCTTGAACAATATCCATAACTTCACCACCAGCAGTACTACCACCTTGACGCAATAACGCCAAAGGATTGTTGTGTCCTTCAATAGTTTCAGAGTCGACAGTAGGAGTGACGACTTCTTGCCTATCTTGATTATAAGAATGAATCATACCAACAGCTGTATAATACTCTGTTCCTAAAGTAGTAGTCACATCAGCCTGATTTACTCCAAGAATGTTTAAATCATAAACATCCACAGCCGCTGCACCTTCTGTGCCAACCGCACCTTTGTCAAATCCTGGAGCTGCCGCAATTTGAGTGTAAGTCCACTCTTGTGTCTGAGTTGTTAAATCCCAACCAACTGGGTCTTTAATAACGCCCGCTTTCATGCTTGCATCTAAATACGGACGAATAGTTTTTCCATATCGACCCTTCTCCGAATCTGTAACACCAGCTTCTTTAAACATCAAATCCCTGTAAGCATGCCATTTGCGAAACGCATTTCTCATCTTCCATGTATTAGGTGCGCCCTTCAAAAGAATAGTATTCTTTGCAGTACCGTGTACCTTGACATTAACCAAGTAACCTACGACATGACCATCACGATCAGTATGTTCGTGATTTCTACTGTTCATCCAAGATAAATCTCTTGCCAAATTAATATATTGGTCTCCGCTAGCTAATCTACTATACAATAATGTATTCTGACTCATATCTCCAATAGGAAAGGCTAACCCTGTATAAAAGTATAAGCTCTATTCTTCCGATTCACAGTGAATATGGAGCAAACGCTCCAAAATTAAATGCAACATTTCAATATCCTCTGGATCGTGTATCTCTATCGTAATCATAAACCTCGGGATTAGCTTTGGCGTATAAACGCATCCCGCCCCATATCCGCGGGCTTCCCTAATCAGTGTATACACTGTCTTCCCGTCCTGCTAGGGTCCACATAGCGGAGCCTACCTCACCTCCTTCGGGGTGTCGCATGACTTACCCACCGGAGGCCATTGGTCTTTTAAGCCTCCGGTTAAATGTTTCATAAATCGGTTAATAACCAAACATTCTCTCAAATCGGTGAACTGGGTCTTCATAATGTTCCCATTTACCGT